GCTGAGAAGATCCGAGTATTCAGTAATGCTGACAACCGTGTTCCTGAGCTTGTTGGCCAAGCAGACAAAATTTTATCCAACGATGGTACAAACCTGAAGTGGATCGTTAACTCCGGGGGCGGTGGTGGCTCCGGTACTGTAACTAGCGTAGGCTTGAGTGCCCCTACGGGTTTGACAGTATCTGGTTCTCCTGTAACCACCTCTGGTACGTTAGCGCTTACGTTTACCGCCGGTTATTCCATTCCGACTACTTCTAGTCAAACTGATTGGGATACGGCTTATGGTTGGGGTAACCATGCTTCTGCTGGTTATATTACAAGTACTAGCACAAGTACGCTGACAAACAAGCGTATTAATCCTCGTGTGGTGGCTGCTTCGGCCACTTCCGGTTCGTTGACTCCTAACGGCGATACCACCGATGTGTATAATGCTTTTGGTTTGACGGGTGCAATCACCCTTAATGCTCCTAGTGGTACTCCTGTGGACGGTCAGAAGCTGATTATTCGGTTGGAAGATAACGGTACAGGTCGTGGTATTACCTGGACTACCTCTAGCGGGGCTTTCCGTGCTGTGGGTGTAACACTTCCTACTACTACCACTGCTTCAAAAGTTAGTTATATTGGTTGCGTTTATAATTCAACAGATGTTTTTTGGGATATAATTGCTGTTGCTACGCAAGCCTAAGGAGTAAGCATGAAGATTGACTTTGAATTTCAAACTCAGTATGGAAAATTTGCAGATGCGCTTTGGTTTCCTGACGACCAAGTGCCTGATGCTGCAACTATTGAAGCTATGAAGCAACAGCGTCTGGATAATTGGATTGTTGCCGTAACCACGCCGCAAGATACTCCTGTTGAAGGTGTCTAAACATGGCTAACAGATATTGGGTTGGCGGTTCGGGGACTTGGAGCACTACCTCAACGACTAACTGGTCTGCCACCCCTGGCGGGGCTAGTGGCGCGTCTGCGCCGACTGCTGCCGATTCAGTATTCTTTGACCGCACGGGCACGTATACCGTTACGTTGTCGAGCGGGTTAACCTGCTTAGACCTTACGGTTACCGCTGGCACGGTTACCTTTGCAAACGGCGTATCACCCTCTCTTACGGTAAGCGGATCTTTTACGTTGCTCACGGGAACTGTGTGGAGCAGTAGCGGCACAATTACGTTTAACGCCACAACTACGGGTAAAACAATCACCACTAATGGCGTAACCATGAGTGCCCCCGTAATTTTTAATGGTGTAGGCGGAGGGTGGACGCTGGGTAGCGCGTGGACAACGGGAAACACCACATTTACTGTTACAAATGGCTCGTTTGATACCGGCAACTATAACTTAACGATAAGTCAGTTTAACTCCAATAACTCAAACGTCCGAACAATTACGCTTGGTTCTAGTACGTTGTCGATTAACTCTTCGTTGACAATTGCTTCAACCAACCTAACATTTAATGCTGGCACATCCCAAATAAACGTAAACGGAGCCACTTTTGCGGGGGGCGGGTTAACCTACTACAACGTTGCTCTTACCTCATCAAGTCTATCTGCCACACTTACTGGCGCAAATACATTTAATACATTGTCAATTCCAGGTAGAACTAACGTTGGAGTTTCGTCACTTACGTTTAGCGCAAACCAAACGATTACCACATTAACTCTTAATGCGGGAACAAACGCAGCATATAGAACTTTTTTATCCTCAGATACGTTTGGAACGCAACGCACATTAACAGTTACTACATTGACTGCTGGCGCTGCCGATTATGATTTCAGGGATATTGCAATTGCTGGTGCTGCTTCTCCTATTTCTGGAACTCGATTTGGTGACGCAAAAGGTAATAGCGGCATTACGTTTTCATCAAAAACAGTTTATTGGAACCTTTCTGGTGCTCAATCTTGGTCTGCAACAGGTTGGGCTACGTCTTCTGGAGGTTCGCCAGCGGCAGCCAATTTTCCTCTTGCTCAAGATACTGCTGTTTTTGACGACACTGGAAGTGTTACAGGAACAATTACTGTTAATACAGCTTGGAACATTGGCACAATTGATATGTCTGTGCGTACCAGCGCAATGACATTAGCGACAGGGTCATCAACCCCTACAATCTATGGCAATTGGATTAACGGCAGTGGAACAACGCTGACTGGCACAGGCGCATTAACTCTTGCAGGCCGTGGAAGCCAAACAATCACCAGCGCAGGTAAATCGTTTACACAGCCTATCACAATCAATAGCCCTGGCGGTACTGTAACTCCGCAAGATGCATTTACAACTGGAGCAGTAGCAACTACGCTCACAGCTGGAACTTTAAGCCTTGGCACATTTACTTGGACAACGGGTTCATTTACTTGTGGCGGTGGTACTCTTGCCTTTGGCACTGGCAACATTTCGTTGACAGGTTCTGGGGGTGTATTCACCGGATCAACAAGCACAACAGTTACTGGAACGCCAAATGTTTATTTGACGTATTCTGGTGCTTCTTCTGTAGCCATTGCTGCTGGTTCATCAATTACAGAAGCAAACTCAATTAACTTTATTATTACCGCTGGATCATATCCATTAACAACAACTTCAAACCATGTAGTAAGAACCCTAGATTTTTCCAACGGTGGTACATCAACATATACTGGAAATGTAGCAAGCAGTGCGGTAACTATTTACGGTGATCTGATATGTAAAACAGGCATGACTTGGACTGCTGGAGCATCTGTTATGACATTTGCCACCACCAGTGGAACCAAGACAATTACAAGTGCAGGCTTAACAATTGATCGTCCCATGACCTTTAACGGTGTGGGCGGTACATGGCAACTTCAGGATGCACTGAATATTGGTTCAAACACAATTACACTAACCAACGGTACGTTTGATGCCACAACCTACAACGTAACTGCTGGTGCTTTTCGTAGTAACAATGCGAATACTAGAACAATTGCAATTGGTTCCGGTACTTGGACATTGTCAGGAGCCGGAACAACTGTTAGCACTTCGCCTTGGGGTATCGTTACAAGCGGTGCTGCCACAAACCTTACAGTAACTGGAACTGGAACACTTTCATTTACTTCTGCAAGTACAAAAACCTTTTTTGGTGGTGCTGCTACTTATCCAATTCTAAATCAAGGCGGATCAGGTATTCTTCAGATTGGATCATCTGCAAACACTTTTACAGATATTACAGCAACTTACACGGCAACAGGCGCAACTACAATAACTTTTCCTGCTAGCACAACACAAACAGTATCTCAGTTCACTGGTTCTGGCGCTTCCGGAAAACTGTTGACATTAAACAGTGGAACTTCAGGAACTCAAGCCACTGTTACTTTATCAGGAGGCGGCACAGTATCTACTGACTATCTGAACGTTCAAGACATTGCATTTACTCCTCTGCCAGCTACTGATGGGACAACCCCGTATGTCTGGTATCTAGGAGCAAACTCCACCAACAGCGGTAACAATACTGGTGGTTTGTTCCAAGCTGGAGGAGCAGGTGCGCTCAAGGTTTATCAGATCACCGACACAGCCACTACATCCTGGACTGTTCCTAGTGATTGGAACTCTAGTAGCAATACCATTCATTTGATTGGTGCTGGCGGCGGCGGTGGTGGTTCTAGATACACAAGCACTGTTAACAAAGCAGGTGGCGGGGGTGGCGGCGGTGGTGGATATACCTCAGTCACAAACTACTCCACAACCCCAAGTTCTTCAATTACTGTTGCAGTTGGTACAGGAGGTACGGCTGGGGCATCTTCTGGTGGTACAGGAGGCACGGGCGGCACAACTTCTTGGGCGACTACAAACACAGCTACGGGCGGAACAGGCGGTTCTACAACCACAACACCTACATCCGTGGGTGGAACAGGTGGTTCTGGTACTTATTCAGGCGGCACTGGCGGTGCAGGTTCGACAACCACAACCTCTGGTGTCATCGTTACTGGCGGCGGCGGTGGAGGTGCTGCTGGACCTAATGGTGCAGGCGGCGCAGGCGGTATTGGTTTTGCTAATGCAACTGTTGGCAATACGGCAGGCGGCGGCGGTGGTGGTAACGGCGGTGGTTCTGCCGGAGGTAACGCTTCTTCTGCTACCGGCGGTACTGGCGGTAATAATTTTGGTGGCACAGGTGGCGGTGCTTCTAATACCGCAGGCACGGTTGGCGGTGGCGGTGGTGGTGGGGTTAATGCCGTTGGTAAATCTGGCGGCACAGGCATTGACATTCTTAACACCATTGGCGGTGGTGGAGGTTCTGGGGGATCAGCGGGAGCATCTTCTGCGGGTCTTATAGGTGTTGTGTACGGTGCTGGAGGTTCTGGAGGATCTACCAATACAACTACAAACACAGGCGGCGCAGGTGCTCAAGGTCTAATCGTCATTGCCTATACACCTAGTGCTGGTGTGGCCTCAAATACTAACTTTTTCATGATGTTTAACTGATATGGATCAAGAACTACAAGCCTATTACGAAGATCGTTTTGCAATGATGGCAACAAAAGGTTGGAAAGATTTGCAAGAAGACCTTGACAAAATGATAAAAGTACTGCATAATGTTTCAATTATTCAGGATGAGAAAGACCTTTGGTTTAAAAAAGGTGAACTTTCCATCCTTACGTGGCTACAAACCTTAAAACAGGTCAGCGAAAGAGCGTACGAGGAATTGAATGAAAAGAATCTATGAATACGCCTGTGAGAACGGGCATAGAAAAGACGCACTAACTGATTATGAGACGGTTAGTGTACCTTGTGAGTGCGGAAAGGCAGCTTTCCGTGCTCTTTCAGCTCCAGCAATCAAGCTAGAAGGGTGGTCAGGGAGTTTCCCTGGTGCGGCAAACAAGTTTGACCGTATACACCGTGAAAAGCTGGCTGCGGAGCAAAAGGCGAACTCATAAACCTTTGGTCGAGTTCATTTAATTATCCTAAAACCCGTAGGGGCAGGAAAAGGAATCGGTATGTTGATTGACAATGAAGACGAGACTCTTAGTGAGTTTGAAGCAGAAGCTCAAAAGCAGGCAGAAGACGCACCAGCGCCTGAGATCCCTGAGAAATACAGGAATAAATCTCTGGATGATGTGATCAAGATGCACCAAGAGGCTGAAAAGCTGATTGGGCGGCAAGCACAGGAAGTAGGAGAGATCCGAAAACTGACTGATGAACTGATTAAGACTAACCTCAATAAAAACACTCAAGATACTCAAGTAGAACCTGAGGTAGACTTCTTTGAGAATCCTCAGAAAGCTATTCAAAAGACTGTTGAATCACATCCTGACGTTCTTGCAGCTCGTCAAGCGGCTCAAGAATTTAAGAAGATGCAGATTCAGCAGAAACTGGCTACAGAACACCCTGACTTCTCCGAGATCGTTAATGATCCTGGTTTTGCAGAGTGGGTTAAAGGCTCCAGTGTTCGTCTAGGTCTTTATGCCAAGGCAAACACTGAGTATGATTTTGACTCAGCCAATGAATTGCTTTCGACCTACAAGGCTCTAAAAGGCGTTAAGGCCAAACAATCCGAAGAAGCTGGTGAAACAGCCCGGAAACAGAACCTTAAAGCTGCTGGAGTGGATGTAGGAGGGACGGGAGAGGCTTCCAAGCGTATCTATCGGCGTGCCGACCTTATTCGGCTCAAAATGACTGATCCTCAACGTTATGAGATGCTTGCTGATGAGATCATGCAGGCGTATAACGAGGATCGTGTACGTTAATCTATCAATTTTAGGAGTCTTAAATGGCAACTGCATTTTCACCGGCCAATAATACGACCACCACGACCGCAGCAAACTTCATTCCGAAGCTGTGGTCTGATGAGATTATTGCTGCCTACAAAAAGAACTTGGTTCTGGCTAACGTTATCAAGCGTATGAACTTCAAAGGTAAGAAGGGTGACTCTGTTCACATTCCTACCCCGGTTCGTGGTTCTGCTTCCGCTAAGGGCGCTACCAACGCTGTGACGCTGATCGTTAACACCGAAGGCGACACCCTGGTGTCCATCAACAAGCATTATGAGTATTCTCGCTTGATTGAAGACATCGTGGAAGTTCAAGCTCTGACGAGCCTGCGTTCGTTCTACACTGATGACGCTGGTTACGCTCTGGCTCGCCAAGTGGACACGGATCTGGTTCGCCTGGGCCGCTCGTTCAACGGCGCTACCGTTGGCACGAACGACTACGCTACCAGCGCTGCTAGCACCAAGGCTTACATCGGTTCGGACGGTACGACTGCTTATAACAGCTCTACCTCCAACGCCGCTGCTCTGACCGATGCTGCTATCCGCCGCACGATCCAGCGTCTGGACGACAACGATGTTCCTATGGACGGTCGTTTCTTCCTGATTCCTCCGTCTAGCCGTAACACCCTTATGGGTCTGGCTCGTTACACCGAGCAGGCTTTCGTGGGTGAAGCTGGTTCCAACAACACCATCCGCAATGGTGAAATTGGTAACCTGTACGGTATGCCTGTGTTTGTTAGCTCTAACGCTGACTTTGGCGCTGGCAACGCCGGTGCTGACCGTATTGCTCTGATGGGTCATCGTGATTCGATGGTTCTGGTTGAGCAACAAGGCGTTCGTGCTCAGACGCAGTACAAGCAGGAATACCTGGGTACGCTGTTCACCAGCGACACCATCTATGGTGTGTCTGCTCTGCGTGCTTCGGCTACCGCTGGTGCTGCTAACGCTAGCTCGGCGTTCGCTCTGGCTGTTCCGGCCTAATTGAAGTAACTCCCCTGCTCAAAAGGCGGGGGAGTCTTCTTTGGAGACTTAAATGGCAGTATATCGTTGTTTACAAAGTGGAAACACAGTTGAATTTACGCTTCCTCATGATATTGAGTCAATGATCGGTCATTCTGGATATGAACGCATTGATGAGGTTGATCTTGAAGAGGATGTAAACGAAGAACGTACTGATACTTCTTTTACGCCCGTTATGGCTAAACCCAGAGGTCGTCCGAGGAAAGCAAATGTCTGAAATTGATCCACGAGAGTTTGGTAAGCTTGAGGCTCAGGTCACTGCTTTGCAGAATGAGGTTCATTCGCTTAGTAAAGATGTTAAATGCCTGTTAGAGCTTGCCAACAAGTCTAAGGGTGGCTTCTGGATGGGAATGACTATTGCGTCGGCTGTTGGAGGCA